GTGCGACGGCACTTCTTTCATTGCGTTTAATGTCACTAAGAAATTGTTGTAAATCTCCAAACGTTTTCTCAACGTCTTAGCAAAATTACGTTCTTTGTTCTTGACGTGCTGTTCAAATCCCAACAGCTTGTACTTTATCGCCACACCCGACAAATTGTTGCCGAAACTTTCGTCCGACAGGTCAGGAACGTGTGACAAACGGTGTATATCGTCCTTGATGTCGTCACGCAACACCTTTGTATCAGCCTCATTCAGCACCTTTGACAGATACTCTGCCTTTGCGTCACCGTCACCCATTAAGATACGTTCTACCAATAATTTTTTTGCCTGTTCGGTGTCAAGGTCGCAGTTACACAAAAACAACAGCGAATTAACGAATTGTTCCTTGTCGTTTATTCGGTCTGACATCAACACATTGTATGCGTCAATCTGTGTTATCAACTGTTCAAAATCGCCCTGCATTTCCGTATTATTTCTGTATTCGATAATAGGTACATCGAAAAAGTAATGCGGTTCAACATTTTGCAATGACAATGCTGTATAGCTGTCAAGACCTGTGTATGTATATATAAACGATTCGTCATACACACGACAAATACTGCCTGTGCAGTAGCCGTCAAGGTCGTATTTCTTGTAGTAATATACCGCAAACAACGGCTTTTCAAATGCCGACTGTGAGTAACATACAAATGTATGCTCCGGGTCCAATCTGACACTTCTCGGCTTGCTTTTTTCGTCCGCATAAATCAGTTCATATGCTTTGCCGTAAATGCTCATATTCTTTACAATTTCACTGTCCACACTCGGCATATCCTGTTCCAAATATTCGTTTTTGATTGCCTCAATATCGTATTCGTCCGACACCGCATATGTTACGGGATTGCCGACAAGATAACTCTGCGTCATATCTGTTATGTACTTTGCGTGGTTGCACATTATACGGTTGTTTGCCACGTTTTTGCCTCTTTTTCTGCGGCTTAAAATACGGTGGTCGCCCATATAGTAATCGTGCAATAATCGGTATCTCTGTCGCTCTCGCTCGTGCCGTTCAATCAATTTTGTTATGATGAACGGTGTCACACCGCCTGCGACTATATCTTCATCAATTATCATATTCCGTACTCCTCTCTTGAATAGATTTTAGCTTTCTTATCCTTGCGCCAACTCTCAACGCCGTATCTCAGTGCCGCCATTGCGTCATCAAATACATTGACAGGTTCGTCAGTATATTCGCCCGACTTTTCATCAACTCGCCAACGCCATTGCTGTATCTCTTTGATTACATTCACGCAAGACGGGTGAATGTGTATCTTTCTGCCTTTCAGCCAGTCAATCTGCGATTGTATGCTGTTCGGATTTTTAACAACTGCCCTTGCGCGATAGCCTGCCTTTCGCCACATTTTTATACGGTCCGGCTCTGCACTGTCGCACCACATTGCAAGACTTTTGCTGAACTTCCCGTCAGCTTTAGTGATAATTTCGGTCGTATCCATTTCGTGTACATACAGTTCATTACAAACATAAATATCGCCGTCCTTATAACCTAACGTCAATATAGCATTTGCGTGATTAAATCCGAAGTCTTGACCTATTGCCATAGCGTCAAAACGGCTCATATCTGTATCAAATTCTTCAATGCGATAATTCGAGAATATCAATCCGCCTGTTTCGCCCCATTCACCTAAACCATAAATTCTGTACCCCTCAGGGTCAACTTCTTTACGACGTAGCATACGTTGTCTGTATGCCTCGTCACAAAATCGGTTTGTTAAATATGTGCTTTGGTGCGTTAAGACGTTATCGTCCTGTATGTCGAAAAACACTTTCTTTATCCAGTGACTTGATGATACAGGGTTAAATGTCAATTTTATCTGATAAAAAAGACCGTCGGGAAGTTCGCCTCTCAAACGGTCATCTATAATTTCAAAATCCTGTTGCACAAGCTCCGTAGCCTCTTCAATCCATACGTCGGTCAACTTACCGTTCGCAAATGTGATTGATTTCAGCTTTTCGCGTTGCTTGTTATCGTTTACACCACGAAATATAATCTTGTTGCCGTTTATACAGGTGAACGACAACGGACTTTGCGTAACTCGCCACGCTCTGCCTACGCCCATACGGTTTATGGCACTTTCAAGCTCCGCAAACGTACTGTCACGGTTTGTTATATCAGACTTTCGCACACATACAAGATTACGTCCCTTGTCACGCATTAAACGCAATATGTACAGTTGTGCGGTATCAACACTCTTGCCACTTCCGGCACTGCCTTTCATTACAACGTAACGCTTTTTACATTGATGTACAGGCTTGAATATCGGATTGAACGGTACTGTTACTTTGTTCATTCGTCACCGCCTCCGTAATCAATCTTAATGCTGTAGTCCATATCACCGTCAACGTTTAATTTCTCTGTGAATAATGCGTAGTATTTACCCAACATTTCCGCCGCTTTGTTTACGTCAGACACCTTTGTCGGTATTTCAACACATATCGGTTGCTCCGCCTCGTCAGTGACTTTCTTGCCCTTGTCGTCATAGTGTGATTTACGTGCTTTGCACGTCACAACAACCGTTTCGGGTTTCTCACGTCGCATAACAGCCGTAAGCGTTTTTAAGACCTCGTCCTGCTTGGCAATAAGAGCGTCCTCTTTCTCTTTCAGCCGTTTTTGTATGTATTCTTGAATTTCAGGTTTCTTCAAGTTCTCATTCCCAATCGAATACGCCGTCTTTTCCGAATACCCCGCTTTTATTGCCGCTTGCGTTGCGTTCAAACTAATCAAATATTCCTCACAAAACAACTTTTGCTTTTCAGTCACTCTTATCACCTCACTTTCACATTTTCTGTTTGATTACATCGTATAACCGTTTTTTATCATTGCACGTTTAAACGCTTTGCGTTTATGTCGACACTCGCACCAATTTTTATTATCCTCGTTCCATTTGCGTATGAACTTCTTGCGTTCTCGTTCGTATCTTCGTTTTTGCCAATATGCCTTTATTCTTTCGAACATTGTTTTCACCTTTCCACTTCTTTTTTTATTTTTCATTTCAAAGTCTTTATGATTTCTTTCTCTCGTTCCGACAGCTCCCAAACATGTTCTGCAGCTTTAAGTTCTGCAGCTTTAAGTTCTGCAGCTTTAAGTTCTGCAGCTTTATTGCCCGATATTAAATAACCGTTACCGAAAATGCTTTTTTTGAATTTTCGCTGACTATCTAAATCACGCATAAAATATCCATTTTCTCGCTTTATCGCAAAATCAACACCATATCGCGAAAGTGTATTCATTCTGCATGCTGTCAATATGTTATCAGGATAAGTATACTTAGGTAATTGTTTTTTTATTTTTCGCAAATTTTCTTTATCTGCATTTTCTAAACGCTTATATAATTTGCTACTACTTTCAATCAGATTATCTGTCATATTTGTTACAAACGATGTATTAACTTTTGCGCCGTTTTCATATGTCGCGGTATACCCTACGCAGATTATATTTGCGTGTCGTGTTAATCCAATAATAGTTAAACCCGGTGCAAACAAGAAAAATTTTATCCCTTGCGATTGATACCATTTCACTATCTGTGCCAATATTGAAAATGGCGGATTATCCACAACAATACTATCAGACATATAATTATACTTTTCGTAATCTCCACCCGGATAAAAAGGACGTACAAACTTGTTACGATCCACTTTAAATCGTGTTGCAACATAATCCGCAACCGTTTCGTAAATATTATCGGGTGTATAACAATCATCAGTCGTTTTCTTCGGTTTGAACTTATCTTCAAATTCTTTATATTCAGTTGTATTTTCTCCGCCGTAAACATTCTCGGCTTTATCCTTAATATCGTTTAAATCCATATTTCCTCCAAAAATAAAAACAGACTGCATGATTAACACATACAATCTGTTCTAATTGAACAGCAGGCTTTGAACCTGCAACCTCCGCAATCAGATTATATAATCCTCTGCGACGCTCTAGCCTGTTGAGCTATGTTCTGTACTTTAATATCTCCATTCCCACCAATCAATTTTGAGATATTCACCCATCATCTCACGATGATACACTACCTTTTTACGAAAATAACGAGCGGTAAGATATAGAACACAAAATATTGCACTGTATATATGTTTTGCATTATTTTTTGTTTGCTCATTCTTTTCGCATTATAAATTGTATCACACTTTTTTCGGCAAATTCGGCATTTTAAAAAATTTATTATGTTTTCTTCGTGGATAACTCTCATCGTAATGCCCTATCTTAAATGCAATCCACTGCCATGACGGCATTACGGTGCCGTCTATGTACCTGTATCGGAATATACGGCGTGTTTCACTGTCCAATATACCGGCAACAAACAATTCAATTTTATTTTTCTGTCGTTCCAATCGCTGACGTAACACAATATCAGATATATGTGTTGGCTCAACACCCGACACAGAAATACAGTGCTTGACATACGGGAACTCGCTGTCAGAGCCTGTAACAGTACCATGTACTGTATTACTGTTTATCCTGTCGTTTACCTCGTTCAATTCTGCAACAATACTGCGATACTGTTTTAGCACTTCCTTTGTCAAATCAATTCCCCCTATGCTTTCTTATCCGGTACATATTCCGGACACTTTGTTATTCTATACGAATCATACGTCTTGCGGTGCACCTTTTCAGCGGTCCAGCCCTCAACAGGCTGAAAGCAACTGCTCCACGAACAATCGCCACAAGCTTTCTGGCACGTCCAACATAATTGTTCTTTAACCATTTTGCACCTCATCTAATCTTTGAACATACTCGGTAAAATACCATAGCAGTTCATCTTTGAATACTTCGATAGCTTCTTCGGCTTTTTCTTTGGTGGCGAAATATATTGTATTAGGTAATCGCATAATATAATAATACTCTGCGTACATTTCTTCAGAACTATAACTATATATAATAAACCACTTCTTTTTACTTTCATTGTTCCAATCTTCTTTGGAAATAACCTCGTCATTTTGTGCCTGCCATTGTCTTAGTTGACGGAGCAATCTGTCTGCACGAGCGTTGTTCTCGGCAATGGTTTTATCACTGTAATAGTTTCCTGCGTTGAAGCATTGCTCATCTTCTTGGTCGTTAAACTCTTTAATTTTTGACATACTATTGTATTCTGTATCAATTACATAATACTTTTCACCCTTTTCCATTCTTTCATAACCCGTTTTAGGCTTATCCTCAACCAGTCCCAGCTCTTTCAGTTGCTCAAATATTCCCATTTTTTTTAGCTGTTCCTCGCTGATTTCAACTTGAACGGTTTTACCGTTCGCTTTTAATTCTACTTTCATTACTTTTCCTCCGTTTATTTTTCTTGAAATTCCTTTAATCTGTCCTCTAAATATTCAATCCCATCTTTCCAATGCTCAATTAGCATTTCTTCGATTTGTTGCTTTGCGTCCTCTATACTGTCAGCCCACAATATATCGTTATCTGCATTTAATTCTTTTGTTGTGTAATAAAACACCTCGCTATCTGATTCATCTTGCATCAAACTTGCGATTATATCCTCGTCATCTCCATAAAATTGATCGAAATGCAGTTCGTGCCATTCTACACCGATTTCATTCTTTTTGACTTTCCATTCTTTCATTGCTCTGTTCCTCGCTGTCTTTTTTATAACCGAGCATAAATGACATCATCAATGCCCCAAATTCAAAACTTGCCTCTTTATCATCGAAATTCGCCAAATATTCTTTGATGATTTCAACAATCAATGCGCGTATATGTTCTGCTTGACCGTTAAGATAAACATTTGACGTAGCTTTTTTATTAGCTCGATCACTAATCCTCGTTGCCATTACAACGGCATTTTCATCAAAGTTAATTCCCATTGCCAGTTGCCCAGCAAGTCTTTTAAAATCGTTTGCCATTTTTTTACCTCTCTTTCTCAATAACATAACTTGACCTCTTTATGTATTTCGTCAATGTCAACATCTACAAGAGAATAATCAGTTATATCACTGTCAACCATAACTTCAAAATCTTCGTAACCGTCTTCGATAAGACTTTCTACAACGTCATACAATTCCCTTACTGTCATTTCTTATTCCTCCAACAATTCAGTATTATCGTGTATATTGCCTATAACACTGGCTGATTTCCCGTCACCGCACCAGTATAATAAATCTTCTCGTAGCGTCAATAACGGCTCATGTTGCCACTCTATGACAAAACCACAGTCATTACACGCACGTTGTCTGTCGTATGTATTTCTGTATTTAACTATCCCTAAACACGCTTTCTCCGTTGTGAAATGCGGTTCATATCGGAATATACTTCCCTCAAAAACTCGGTTTCCTTTTTTTGTCGGTAACTCCTGTAAATTGTCCTACTGTTTCAGGGATAACGGCATAAGTATATCGTTCTATATTTAATTCTGAATTGTATTTTGATATTTCATATTCACCATCATGAGTGATATACAAATATCCCTCCACCCATTCGCCGTTGTCCTTCCGCTTACCGTGGTATAATATTTCTCTACTCATTCCTCTACCTCCAATTCAATCTGCGCCCTTGCAAACTCCGCCGCTAACCTATACGCCCTGCCGTGCTTGCTGTCGCCGTGTTTTTTTTCTACCGCCTTTAGAAATTCGTCTATTTTTCCGTTGAAACAGCCGCATTTGACAGTTATTTCATTCTCCTTATCGTGGCAAAATGTTGTCAAGTCATTTCTGCTACCTATTGGACCTATAACCATATACTGTGCTGTTCGGTATACCCGAGCGTCACCGTATACATAAGCGTTTCCGTACACCTCAGCGTCACCGGACACCTCAGCGTCACCGCATACCCGAGCGTTTCCGTACACCTCAGCGTCACCGGACACCTCAGCGTCACCGCATACCCGAGCGTTTCCGTGTACACAAGCGCTTCCGTATACCTGAGCGCCACCGCATACCTTAGCGTCACCGGACACCTCAGCGTCACCGCATACCCGAGCGTTTCCGTATACCTGAGCGCCACCGCATACCTTAGCGTCACCGCATACCCGAGCGTTTCCGTGTACACAAGCGCTTCCGTATACCTGA